CGCTTGGAAACTCCACATTGGTTAGCGAGCCATTCTCTGTCTCTACCAATAACCTTGAGCCATTTTTTTACGTCTTCTTTTGTTGTCGTCATGCATTGATATTACAGCATTTTACTGATATGTCAACACCTTGTCATCTAGTGATTTCAGTATAATGCTGAAAATATATCTTGAAATGTTCAGTTATACACTGTAATTTGAGGCCATCAGTTACGGAAATAGATGAAAACAGAAATCGACTTAGACAAATTACCGGACGGCTGCAAGAGCCATCTGCTGGCCGAAGCGGAAGAAGGGTTGAAGCCTTCGGAGGCTATTATCCGCATCATTGAACGAGAATCTTTCCGCAGGGGATTCCGTGTTCACCTGACCACGGCCAGTAACCTTCCCCTGCCTCGGAAGATCTCAAAAAAACCTACAGCATAAATTATCTTAAAAAACATTTAACAGTAAAGAAAATAGAAATGAAAAATCATATTGACAAAGCAACGAAGGGCAAGATCCGGAAAATGCTGAAATTTGAAGTGAAAAATCTTCAGACAGACCTTACGGAAAAAGAATGGGAAGAATGGGGCCAACTCACGGACGAGTTACGCAAGGAAGGCTTCAACATGTCAATGAACGGGAATCGGTGGGAGATCCTTTTTCACAATTATTCGTATTTTGCGGATCCGACATTTGATAAGGATGGTAACTTGAAAGGTTTTTCTTTGTCAATTTAACATAAACTCCCCAGTGCGAAGAATTTAGCCATTAACCGTTCAAAGCCGAAAGGCAGGGGCATCATCAAAGAAATCTACGGCCTAATGGAAGAAGCCCTGATCGAAGAATTGAAGCTGCTCGGCTGGCACGAGCTTTAACCCAACCCTGAACAACAATGAAAAAAATGACGAACGAACAATACTGGCTGCGCCGCGACCGTGCCTCGAAAATGGAGGTTCTTTACGGTTGCCCGTTGAACTTTCCGGAAAACGCTCTCAAGCCCCGGCTCGGTATCGTACAGAACCTTGTCTTTTCCGCTCTGCTGGTTGGTATCTTCACGATTGTTTATTTTATTTACATTAACATTAAGTGATTATGAACCAAGACCATAGATTACCTGAACAAGTGGTCAGAGACATTTCAAAAAGATTGGCCGATGCCCTGTCTCAATCATGGCCTAAAAACGCCGATGCGACATTTGCCGGGGTTCCTCAAATCAATATCAATATCACTGCTCCCCCGTTGCCGTCCCGGCTGGTAAGGCTCTCCAAGTTTGCCCAATGCGGACTATTTGCCAGAGGTTCTGAACCAAGCCGAGCTATGTTGGAAAGCGCCGACGGTAAAAAACTGCTTCCGATTGTCAAATGTGGCGGAGTGCTTTACGTGGACCTGAATCGGGTTACAACCGCCATTATTGAACAACTCTCTGATACAACGACTGGAAAGCGCTACCGCAAAACCGGCTCGTTCAATGCAAATCTCTAACTACCTGAAAAAGATGGCCGGGGCCAGCAGGAACTGACACCCGACCTGAATACAATCAAACAAGACAATAATATGAGCCTATTACAAAACATCAAGCGCGGAGTGCAGCAGCGGCCGCAGCGTGTCATCATCTACGGGCCGGAAGGCGTGGGAAAATCCACGCTGGCGGCCGGGCTGCCCGCCCCCCTCTTCCTGGACACGGAAGAAGGAACCCAACACATGAATGTGGACCGTATCCAGGTAGACCACTACGGCGCCATGCTGGAAGCCCTGCAGGACATCTACAAGGAAGCCCGGAACGGAAGCCTCCCCTACCGGACGCTCGTCGTCGACACGGGAGACCGCCTGTGGGACATGTGCGCCCGCCAGGTCATCAGGGACTACAACGCCTCCCCCAAAGACGGAAAAATCTCCTCCATTGAAAGCATCGGATATGGAAAAGGGTACGCCCAGGCCAGCGAAATGTTCGTCAACCTGCTTTCCGTCTTTGACAACTGCCGGAACGCGGGACTGCACATTGCCGTCATCTGCCACTGCCGCGTGGAAACGGTGAACCCTCCAGAAGGGGAAGCCTACACCATGTACACCATCAAAATCAACGCTCCGGCCAAACAGGCCATTACCGCCAAGGAAAAACTCAAGGAATGGGGGGATGCCATCCTGTTCTGCAACTACGTGACTACCTTCACGGACGGAGGCAAGGCCAAGGGCGGAGAACTGCGTGCCGTCTACACGGAGCACCGGGCCACCTGGGAAGCCAAAAACCGGCACGGGATGCCCGCGGTCATGGCGATGGACGCCGGGGAAATCTCCCGCCTGCTATTTGGAACGGGCTGCGGACCTTCTGGGAACGCTCCGGCCGGCGAAAAACAGGAGCCTCTTCCCGTACAACAGGAGAAACCGGCTCCCTCCCTGGCGGACCAACTGGCCGCGGTCATCAACGACGTGCCGGGAGCGCTGAACTTCCTCGCGTACAAAAAGGAAATCCAGCCGGGGCAGGGCCTTGAAGCCGTCTCGGAAAAATTCGCCTCCTTCATCCTCTCCGCCCCCGACCGGTTCAACACGGCCGTTCTGCAGCACAACACCCCGACCGCCCGATGAAACCCGTCACCTGCATCAACGTCGCCCGCGAAACCGGGCATGCCGTCCTCTCCCTGGACGGAGTGGAATACGCCGTCAACCTGGACGACCTGCAAAAAATCCTCTCTGACATTGCCGGATCCCGTCCGGCACCGTCCACGGAATTATTGAGGCCGTCCCTGCTCCCCAAGCTGGCGCAATGTCCCTGCTTCATCTCCTCCCCCGACGCGGGGGAAGCGGCCCAGCGGGGAACCCGGATGGACGCCGCCTTCCGGGACCTGCTCATGGGCGTGGACGAATTCAGGGCGTGTGAACACCTGCAAGCCGATGAAAAGAAATCCATCCTTTGGGCAGTGAAAACGGTCCGGACGCTCTGCTTCGGCGAAGAGGTCATTGCCGACAAAAACCGCTGCGCCTTCCCGCAATGGCACCCCCGAGTGACAGGCGGGGAAGCGGACTGCCTCTGCCCCGCGCTGGGCAAACTCTTCGACCTCAAAAGCGGCCAAATCCGCAACTACTGGGAACAGCAGGCCTCTTACGCGAAATCCTTCATGGAACGGGAATTCCTGGATGAAATCACCTGCCACCTCCTCTTCTGCGACCAGCAGCAAATCGTCACCCGGAAATTCACCTACCGGGAAGCAATCTCCATCGTCAACGGCGTGGTGGACTCCGTGGACCTCGGCGGCGGGCCGCGCCTCTGCGACTACTGCGGCTGGTGCGCCTCGCAGGACACCTGTCCGCTGCGGAACCGGGCGGCGCAGGAAATGCTGTCCCTGGCGGAAGCCGGAACGCTGGAAGCGAGCTTCGCCGAAATCGCGGAAAACCCTTCCAGGTTGGCGGAATTCGTCACCAAGGCCGGAATCCTGGAATCCTATGCCAAAAAAGGAAAAGAAAAAATCCTCGACTACCTCAACAACGGAACGGAAGTCCCCGGATTCAGGCGCGTCTCCCGGAAAGGCACGGACACCGTCGCTCCGGAAGACGTGGCCAAATACGCCACCTGGATTGGCGTGCCGAAACTCCTGAAATCCTATGGCCCGCTCAAGGCGGACATCTTCCGCGCCCTGTTCGCGGAAGCCCTGCCGGAACAACAATTCCCGGAAGAACTGGTCAGGACGGGGGCCGGATCCTCCTACGTCAAAAAAATCTCCGTCTCCAAAATCACAACCAACAAATAACCATTATGTTCAGTTATATTTCAGAAGGCGAGCCCGGCGAATACGGATTCCTCCCTGCGGGCGTCTACGAAGGAAAAATCGTCAAGATGGAAGAAGGAATCTCCCAGGGAGCCAAAACGCGGGGATGCCCGCAGCTGGCCGTCCACATCAGGGCCTTTGGCCCTGAAGGGGCGGCGACGGTGCGTCACTACCTGACCGCCTCGAAAGACCTGGCCTGGAAAATCGACCTGTTCGTCAAAAACGTAACCGGGAAGGTATTTGAGGCAGGCCAGCAGGTCATCATCAACCCTGCGGAATACCTCGGCAAGCCCTGCTACGTCCGGCTCAGCGTCAAACGGGGAGACAAGCCCAGGGCGGACGGGAGTTATCCCGAATTCAGCAACTGCGAAGACGTGCTGGGGCCGGACGAAGCCCGGGCCATCATGGCGGCGCAGGACAGGGTAGCGGCGGGGCGCGGCAGCGCGTCCCTGCCTCCGCGCCCGGCGGATCTGCCGGCCAACAACCACATGAGCGCCACGGCGGGACCGCCGGCGGAAGAAGACGAAATCCCCTTCTAATCAACAATGATGAGCGCGCGAACGGAACACGAAAAAGAAACCATCCTGGAAGCCGTCCGCATGGCCTTTGATGAATTCGACGACTACGAAGACATCAGGCGCCAGGCGGCGGAAGACGAATCTGATTTCAGCCTCTCCATCAGTGTCAAAATCCCTGACGGGGAACAGAAAGTCTGTGTGAAAGTGTCAGGCTCCATCAAGAAAACAGCTGTGGTGAATGCCTGGTTTGAGGACGACGGCCAGCTGAAGCTGGACTTCGACGCCGAATCCCAGGCCCGGGAAATAGAAAGGAATTCGAAAGCGTCATGAACAAGCCGATGACCATCATGCTGCCGATCGTTCCCCCGACGAAAACGCACCAGAACAAAAAAATCGTCCATATCGGGGAACACGCCAAACTGGCGGACACGAAAGAATTGAAACTGGTCATCAGCGATTACCTGACTCTGCTGAAACCTTATCAACCGGCCCGGCCCCTGACGGGGCCGGTCTCCCTGAAACTGGCTTTCGTCTGGCCCTACCGCAAAAGCGAGCCGAAAAAAAACCGGATCGGGCTCATTCCGAAAACGACCAAACCGGACTGGGACAACCTGGCCAAAACCCTGCAGGATGTCATGACCCGGTTGAGATTTTGGGAAGATGACGCCCAGGTGCATTCCGCGTCCGTGGAGAAATGGTGGGGCGAAGAACCACAAATAACAATCACTGTGCAAGAAGGATCAGAGCAATGAAACGGAACCCTCACATCATCGTCCAGCAGGTTTGCCCCATGAAAAAAATTGACAATGGGAAATACGAAGTGCAGGCCGCGATTGTGCACCACAAAGGGATTATCGCCCACTATCGCATGGAGTACCCCACGAAACGGCATGCCCGGTGGGCGCAGCACCTTATTTGCACGACAAGGAATCATACACGTCTACGGGTATTTGATGAATTAAGGGCCATCATTGACGGAAAGGAGGCCAGTAATGATTAACATCCTCTTATCCGTCAGGCGACCTTATTCAAGATATATTCTTAATGACGAAAAACACGACGAGGTAAGAAAAACAGCACCCTTGAAATTTAAGAGAGGGAATACAACCATTTATTTATATGAAAGCGGAAAAAACGGAAATCATGCCATTATAGGAAAATGTGAAATGTACGGAGCCTCTTTAGTTACAGAATCGAGAGGTGAAAACGCTATTCGCATTTTGGCCGCGCAGGCAAGGGTAGGATTTGCGGAACTTGTAAATTATTTGCCCTGTTGGGATTGGGGAATAGGAGCGCCCGAACTGTTTTTGAATGCCGTGCCGCTCTCTGCCATTGGCCTGACCCGTCCGCCGCAGTCCTGGCAGTATCTTACCCCGGATCAGGCAGCAATTTTAGAAAGGAGGGGGAGTGAACACGAGAGCACCCCGTAAAAGGGCTCTGGCCCGGTATCTTGGAGGCAAAAACCGCATTGCCCCCTGGATTATCAGCTTTTTCCCGCATCACAAAATTTATGTTGAACCGTTCGGAGGTTCCGCCGCCGTTCTCCTGAATAAGCAGCCCGCCTGGATGGAGGTCTATAACGACCTTTATGACCGGATTGTGAACTTTTTTGAAGTGTTACGTGATCCAGAAAAATCTGAACGGCTGGCCAGCCTGTTGGAATTGACGCCCTACGCTCAAACGGCCTATGACCGGTCATTTGAAATCGCTGAAGACCCCGTGGAAGATGCTCTCCGCTTTGCCGTCAATAGTATGATGAGCTACGGCGGAGGAATCCACAAACCAGGTTTCAAGCGCAATGGCTTACTTCGCACAACACCCTATCCGCAGACATGGCGGAAATATCCCGACGTAGTGCGGGAATGCGCGGCGGAACTCCGGCGCCGGAACATTGAGATCAACAACATGGACGCCCTGCAGGTCATGTCCCGGTACGATACGCCGGACACGCTGCATTACGTTGACCCGCCCTATGTGCAGTCTTCGCGCAGTAGCCGCATGAGGTACGCCCACGAGTACGACAACCAAGACCATGAACGGCTTCTTGTCTTTTTGAAGACCTTGAAAGGCAAGGTTGTTCTGTCTGGTTATGATTCCGAGCTTTACGCCCGGCATCTGGACGGCTGGCGGAAGGAGTGCAAGGTGGCTCATGACACCGAGGGCGGCAAGAAGATTGAATGCCTGTGGATGAACTACAACCCCCAACTGACGCTTTTTTGATATGCCAACACGATTGATCAGAGATGCTATTTTGACATCAGGGCGCGTCGCCTCCCTTTCGTGGGAGGCCGAGGTGTTCTACCGACGCCTGATGTCTGTGGCAGACGATTACGGCCTTTATGACGCCAGGACGCCCATTCTCCGTTCTGCGCTGTATCCTCTCCAACTCGACAAGATGAGCGAGTGCAATATTCAACGCTGCCTCTCCGCGTGTGAGGCCGCGGGGCTTATTCTGCTTTATTCTCACAATGAGAAGCCATACTTGATGATTCTGGGGTTCGACCAGCAGGGGAAGTCCATGCCCAAATGGCCGCTTCCGAACGGTTACGAAGTGCTGAAAGTTTCCGATAAGAAATACGAACTGCGGAAATTCGTAACAGGTCGTAACGATTCGCCTCAACCCGTTACTTATGCGAATGCGTATTCGGATACGAAGACGGATGCGGATGCGGATGCGAAGAAGTTGCCTGTAAGCCGAGGCATAGAGCAATTCCCGTGGAGCGCGGAGGATGTGCGGCTTTTCATGGCGGCCCAGCTTATGGCTCCCAAGGGGGATGATTTGAGACGGTGCGCAGAGTCGTTTTTTGATGATTTTTCTGCCCGCGGATGGAGGGATAGCAAGGGGATTCCTCTTGCCGACTGGAAGCCTGCAGCCCGGAAGTATGCCCGTTCCTGGGCCACCAACAACGTGCAGAGGGGGCAGCAAGGCGCGTCTGGACGGAATGACGCCAACGCGGGAAGGAGGTACGAATGATGGATGATATTCAACGTTTGGCCGGGCAGGTTTCCGCGGTGCCTTCCCAGGACGGGATTGTCCGCAGTTATAAGCCGGTACGGTATGATATGGGCGGGTTTGACGAGTCCGTTCATCCGGAGGTTCAGGCCATGCACCGGGAAGTTCAGTGGTTTATTAACGATGTGGTGAATAAGGTTCGCCCGCGCCGCTGGCTGTCCCTGCTGGGGGCTTCCGGGGTGGGTAAGACACATTTGGCCGAGGCTGCCAGGGATGCGCTGACCGAAGTACGCCCCACGCTGCCCATTCAGTTTTGGAAGTGGCAGAAGGTGGTTTCCATGCTTCGTTCCGGGGATTGGGCGTTTATTGAATATTTGGTTAAAGAGGTGTACGTGCTGATTTTGGATGATATTGGCGCGGAGAATTCTTCCCCGGCTATTCTTTCCGCTCTTAACCGTGTGGTTGACGGGCGGCTGGGGAAATGGACGATGCTCACGTCCAATTTGTTGCCGAAGCATATCGGGGAGCAGTTGGATGCACGTATTGCGTCACGGCTTTACCGCGGCAATAATGTGGTGTGCCAGGTTAAGGACGCTCCGGATTATTGCTTTGAACGGTATATGAGAAGGGAGGAGGGGAGATGAAGCAGTCGGAGTTAAAATTGATGTCTATCATGTCTGCTGCTTTTTCACGGCTGAAAATGTCTCCGGTTCAGATAGCCATTCTTTCCTGTATCGGTCTTAATCCCGGCATTCGGTTCGGAGAAATTGCCAACCGCGTTTCCGTATCTTCCAGCCGTCTGTGCTTTCACTTGAATACCCTTTGCGGTGCAGGAGACGTTTCTACCTCCCAATATGGCGGCAGATTCAAAAAAGGTTATTTCCTCACGGCACAAGGGCGTAAACGATTGGAAGACGCGATCACACGAACGA